TAGTAGTAGACTCCTTGAAAAGCAATCAAGAAAATAACTTTTTGAGGTAGTAATTTGTGTACTTATATATATGCTACGTGCATATATATAAGTACACTGAGGTAGATGTGTGTATTAGAGAAGAGAAAGGAAAAGAAGAATGGAAAAGGATAGCTCAGTTTCACATAATGGGCCCAATAAACACTAATATAAAAATAATGATATTAAAAAATAAAATCTAATCTTATTATACAAGCAGCAATACCTGAGGTGATTATAGTGCAAATTCGGATACATTCTGAGTACATGAATTAGTAGCTGCCTTACAATTAGTTATAATATCCCTGTAATTCCAGTATCATCCCCCAAACCCTAGAATAAATGTGTTTAAATTTAGTGTTAATCAATTTGATCTAAACTACAGTGTGTGTGTGTGTTTGATCATGTGATTGGATATAATCAATTTTCTAATTCTACTGTGATTTGAGTGTGTGTGTGATGATTAGTGTTGATTAATAGTGGTTATATTTTGAGTGGCTCTTGGTTGGAAATTTCTTTAACCTTCTGATCAATCAGGGACTGAGCCAAGGCCCTGAGATCTGGGTCCATGTCATCACCAAGATGGAAATGATCCACCATTTCCTTACCCCATTCTATCATATATAATAAAGTAATCCTTTGATCCAGTTGTATCCCCATTGATTGTGTTCTCCTCAGATAAGATTGGTAGAATGATGACTTTTTCTTCAGTTTCTCTTCTGCTGTCCCGGCTGTTTTGGAGGCCATGATGGTGTTCCTCATATCCTGTAAGATTGAGAAGAAAGCACCCAACTCTGCCATCCCAGCTATATATATGCATGTTGGGGGGCAACGGTCAGGTGCACAGGCAAACACCCATGGAGCATATGGTGACTCTATAGAATCTGGTGCAGTTGGATCTCCAGAGGCTGCATACTCTAGAAGTTTATCAATATCAGGAATATGGTTCTCTTCTAGAACTTCCTGTCTCCTCATAAAGTAAATTTGGTTTCTACTTAAAAACTCAACTTCCCCGGCTGGAGTCCCTGGTTTTACTTCTGGCTTAATAAATGGACAGCTATTATCAAGAAACCTCCTTACCCTTTCTGGCCAATCCTTTACAAAGAAAGAGAACCCAATCACTCCCATTACAGGGCTCATGATGTTTCTTGCCTGTATCTGTGCTGGAAAAAGACCACACACAATCGTTCTGAAACGGCCTGGTGTTAGCTCTTCTGCCTTCATGGTAGATTGTGCAGTTGGCATGGACACATAGAGATGCTTTGGACGACGGATTCCATTCACATCATCAAAGGAACTATCATCCTTAAAGCGGATCCTTGTTCCTTTGTTTTCTTTAACAGTCTGGCGACCCCTCGTTGACAACATATACAGTACTTTCAAGATAATAGGCAGTGTGAAGCTAATAATATAGACACCTATTGTAAACCAGTCTGCTGTTTGTCCACTTGGCTCTTCAATATCGATGGCGTTCACATCAAGGACATTTCCATACCTGAGGCTTGATCTCTCCTTGAGATGATCATCTGGCTCAATCCCAGTCGGATCAGAAGGCCTCTCATCCATCTTCTGACGAGAAACATGATCCGCGAGCTGCCTCTTGAAGTCTGCAAGTTTGTCCTCCAGTGCTGACACAGTCTGCCGTCTTGCCTGTAATGTATTTTTGTTAACATCATCGGGGTCCTCCTCCACCGCCTTCTCAGCATCCCTGAGTTTCTGTCGAGCAACGATGAGCTGCTGCTCGTAACGAGTGATCTCATCCTGAATATCTTTGAGGTTGCTCATCCCAGCCTTTGCAGTAGTAGCTCTTCAAGGAGTCTACTACTA